AGTTTGATGGTTGGGTCAATCCAAATCTCATAGCCAATCGCTCTGGCTCGATCACAGAACAAGTAGTCTTCTCCCATGTAACCTTCTTCTGTGACTTGGAAGTCGAACACCGCGTTCAGGTGCCGGTCACTACTGTGGTCATAGTAGTTCCACTGCGGGTTTTCATTGACCAGACGCTCAAAGACGTCACGACGAACCATCATAAAAGCCGTGGCGATGCGCTTCGCTCGCACCAGCCCCATGCGGTTCATCGTGAGTCCCTCTTCGTCTTGGTCCAGCTGCGCAATGTAGACTTTGTTGGTCTTGCGCGTTCGAGGCACGCCACCAACAATTCCCTTCTCCGCATCACTGGACCACGCCATGAGCCGCAATACATCATCTGGTTCAAAGTTGATGTCTGCGTCAATGAACATCAGGTCAGTGCAATCCGTTTCCAGGAAGTCTTTGACCAACAGATTTCGCGCGCGCGACACTACAGAGCAGCCACAGACGCTTCCTATGCTCAATTCAATCCCGTGCCCGGGAAGCATTTGCGCCAGCCTGGCCAACGATACCGCTAGCTTGAGGCTAACTTTGAAGTCATAGGCCGGCAAGGCCACAAACAATTTGCGCCCTGCCAGGCTGTAGCTTTTCTGGTTTTGCATGCGTCACCCGTAGAAAACGACCGCTGAACCCACGTTTGAAATCGTGCCGTGGACATTCGTTTCAAACAGCAACCCTTGCCCCGGAAACAGCATGTAGGTTGGCTGTGTCGCGGAGGCCACGGTGTTAATCACTACCACCGTCGCCCCGCCCGATCCGCCATCCTTTAGCGTCACACTGCCCGCCGATGCGCCCGGAATGATATAGATTGCTTTGACGCGAACCCGCCCAAGAGCGTTTGTGTTTTGGTCGTTGAACTGGCCTGTGCTGGTTAAGGCAACACTGGCCTTAACGTCAGTTTGCATCGCCATGATGTCGCCCCTTTATCAGGAGGTTGCAAACGGCGTGGCAACAGTACCCGTACCAAGAACAACGCCCGTGACTGCATACTTCAGCGCGGCGATAGCAACGATCTGCACCCACGTTCCAACCACGCCACCAGTGGTGCCGCCGTTCAAGTTGATGAAGTCGTCGCTGGCGCCCGCGGTAAACCCAACCATCGCGCCAGAGGTATCGGTGTCTACCGACAACAGAGTGCCGATGAAACGGTCCGTGCCATCAGTACCAATCTTCAGGCTGCTAGTAGCAATCGTCGTGGGCACCCAAATGGTGTACACCACGCCCTCATTGTTAGCAGTGTTAGGGTCGGCGCCCGGGCCGGACGACGAAGGGTCATCCGACGTGTTAATCGTGGGCAGAGTCAAAACGACATTGGAGGCAAGCGTGCCACCAACCGTCAGAATGCGGCCACCGTGTTCGGTAGGATTAAGAGTGGTACTAGCCGTAATCGGCACTACAGAGTTGGGGCCTTGCTGGAAGATACCCCCCAGAGAGCGCACTGGCCCCTGGAACGTGGTCTGTGCCATGACAATCCTTTCGTGTTGTAGCACATCCTTGTACAGTCTCTACAAAGTCTGCTAGGCCAGTCTGTACAAGTAGGTTTCCTAGATAACCTTATGATAGAGCAAAAAGGGGGTTTTGACACCCCCTTTCTGCTTTCTATCAAGCGCCCGGCGAACCGAACGCGCCAAGCGGATCAGACCATCCGAACGAATAACGCTCGCGGGCCTTGTAGCGCACGTTGCCCGTATCGAAGTCACCGTCCATGGACGTTGCCAGCGGGGTACGAACAAAGTGCTTCAGGCCGTTGGGCACATCCGTCATCAGGAACCAGGCGTCCGTATCCGTCAAGAAGTGATTGACGGTGTAGCCTTCCGGGATCGACCCGTTGTTCTTGATGGCGTTGATGTCGTTATCCGCCGTTCCAACACGCAGCTCAGTTTCGAGCAGGCGGGTTGCAATGAACTGAAGGTTCGGAGGAACCACCAGCTTGCGGGGTTTGGCAGCAATCAGCAGCCCACGCTCATCCGTCCACGCCGCAATCTGAATAACTGCCGCCTCAAGGGAGGTTTCATTCAAATCTGCGGGGGTCGAAGGTTCGTTGGAGTTGGCGCCGCCCGACACCAGCGGGTGTGCTGTCGAGAACAGCTCAACTCCGTCGCCGCCTTTGTAAGACGAAGAGAAGCCGTTGTTCAGAACAGCAGCCGCTTTGGTCTGCTTGGTGTACGCCATAGCACGGGCCAGGGCTTTGGTGTAACGGCTCGACAGAGTGTCATAGAGGTTGTCCTCAATGGCCTCTTCCGTCAGGCTGAAACCCAGCGCGATGGTTTCGTGGTTGTAGCGTGCAGTCCATGCCTCCTGGCCGTTATCGTAGGCAATCGCACTGCCCTCGTTCTTCACCGGAGCGGCGGAGAAGCCAGACAGTTTGGTTTCCTCTTCAAACGAACGTTCGGAGGTTTCAGTCTCGAAGATTTCCTTGTGCTCTTCGCCGTAGGTCTTGTACTCCATACCAAACAAAGCGTTCAAGCCAGGAAGCAGCTCTTTGAGTAGCTGTGCGCGTGAAATTGCCATGATCTACTCCTTATACGCCAGTCGGGTTGTCGTACTGGTGCATACCGGCGTTCCACTTCACAATTACTTCAGTGTATGAGCCAGGGTATCCAGCAATCGCTGTTTCGGGAACCACGTCAATGACACGAACCGGGAAAGTGCTGGTCGTGGCAGTGGTGGAGCTGACGGCGACTTTGGAGTTGCCGTTGGTGGTGCTGCCGCTGTTCTGAACCAGCACAGCGTTGTTGCCAACAGAGGTGCGGTTCACATAGCTAATAGCGGTCGTGGCCGATACCACAGCAACCTTGAATAGGGCATCGGGATCGTCTTCGACATAAGCCATGATGTCAGAGGCAACGGTGCTTGCAGGGTAATACTGCCGGAACACTTTGCCAAAAGTGGCGTCGGTGTACGAGCAGCCCATGAAAACACCAACCGGGGTGGCGGCGTCGGTGCCAACGTCTTTCGACAGAGTGCCATCGCTGCCCAGTTTGACCACATCACCAAAGAAGATGTTAGTGGCCGAGCCGGAAGTAATGGGGATCTGGCGAGTCGCGCCGGCAAACACCTGACCGCCGATCAAATTGATCGGAATCAGCCCGTAAGGGGCATCAACTGATGGGTAAGCCATTTGGAAGGACTCCTAAAATTAACGACCTTGGCCAAACGATGTTGAAGATTTTTTCTCTTGAAAGAGGGGCATCCTCGAATCGCTTGCCCGCATGAAATTGTTGTCCACAGCGTCCATGTTGTCGCGGGTAACTTTGGCGTAGTGCGCCGTTCGCTGGCCCACAAACTCCTCTGGCATCTTGCAGAGCAACAGACCAGCAACCTCAATGTTGTCTTTGAATCGACTATTGGGGTCTGACAGCAGCTTGAACTTGGGTTGTTCTTCAAGACGCACCGGCTCCCATCCCTCTCGGAACTTGGCTGAGATGTTTTTTGCATCCGCCTGGCCGTTCGTCGTAACCCTAATCCACCTGTAAGCGTATCCCGGCTGTTTGTCCGGCTCGGGAAGGGTTTCCGGGCGGTGCCACGATTTGGGGCGCTCGGCTTCGCTACGGGTCTGAATCTCGCGTGCAAGTCTATTTTCAGCCATTTAGGTTCTCCAGTTTCAGGTACTCACGGGCGTAAACTTCAGGCGCAATCCCTAGCCGTTTAGCTAAACGCACCTGACTTTCCTTCAACACAACCTTCTTGGGGGCTGTGCTTCGTGATGCCGGAGCAACCACGGTGGCAGGCTTACTTGCGCCTTGACTGGGCTTGCCGCCCCCAGTCTGCGTTTTTGTGGAGAACTCTTCGGGGAACTTCTGCCGCATGGTCTTGTCGATGCGGTCATAATATTCGTCCGTCGTTGCATAGGCTTGCCCATGCTGCTCCACTAATTCCTCATGCAACCCAAGCGCCATGGCCGTCATCAGGCGGTTTTTGCCAAACCAGGCATTGCGCTCTTGCCACGCTGCCGCTTTGGTGTCCCGCTGAATAACCGGCTGCTGCTCCGGCTGCTGATTTTGGTTATTTACCTCAGTTTCTTCCTTTTGTAAAGGCACGTTCTTAAGTTTTTCTGCCTGCGCTGCACGCATCTGCGCCGTATTCAAAGCCTGTTGCGCCTCTAATACACGGTCTGAATCACCTGATTCAAACGCATCCTTGTAGGCGGTCTGCGCTTCTTTGAGCTGCCGTGCGCTGGCCTCTTTGAACGACGCAATAAGCGCCACTTCGGAGTGAGACGATTTAGCCTTCAGCTTTTTGTTTTCTTCCATCAGCTTCTGGGCCAAGGTAATCGCCTCTGACCTCTCTCTGTCGGCGGCCTCTTTGGCGCGGCGTTCGTCATGCCACACCTTCTTCATCTGCTTCAGGCGAATCTTCACCTTTTCCGAGTAGTCCTCTAGCTCGTCGGCTTCGAGTTCCTTAACGATGTCTTCGGGAAGCGGCTCTCTACCACGGTCGGGTTCTGGCGTATCGTCTTCGACTGCAACCTCAATCTCGGTTTCAGCGCCCTCGACCTCTACGGTGATCTCTTGCGGGTTTGGTTTGGTAGACATGCACTTCTCCTATTTGCGTGATATGCCGCGGGGGTCTTCTACGATACCCTCGACTGAATCATCGTTAATGATGCGGAACTCTCTGCCGTGAATCTTGAGCCGGGTGCCAGCGTGGGGGCGTACTAGAATGAAGTCCCCTTTCTTGCACCAAGGGCCACTTGGAAAACGGCTTGGATCTTTGTAGCAGTCTGGTCCTAGCTTGATGACAAACAGCACGGTGGTGAGCAGCTCCTCGTGTTGCACCGTAAGGCCGGCTTTGAGAATGCCGTTGTCATATGTTTCATCTATCTCTGGGATGGCGCACAAGATGCGATACCCAGAAGGATCTGGAAGTTGTTTTGCCTTTTGTTCTGCGGTTTCAGGCAAGACCGTTGCTGTTCCTGGATCATCGGGGTTTGTGCCGATCAGGATGCTCATTCGATTTCCTCGTACCTTTCTGCCGTTTCGGCAATAACTGAGTTAGCAATCATTAGCCCGCGCAACATCCCTACCGCGTGCTTGTAGTCACCAAAGTCTTTGGCCTTTCCAAGCGCCACGTCATCGGTAATCACCCGGATCTCCTCTTGCAACTTTCCTGATAGATGCTTGAGTAAATCAATGCTCATTTACCTCTCCCAATGTTAGCCCCGATTTTCATGCCCTCTATTTCCTCCCTCGATGCCAGCTCCTCTTTGTCCTTCTGGATCTGTGCGCCAATCTTCATGCCTTCAATTTCCTCTTGGGACTGAAGGCGCTCCATGTCCATTTGTTGTTTGGACTGGATGGCCGCCATGGCAGAACGCTCTTGTGAAGCGATTCTTTGTTGCTCAATCTGGATCTGCTGCGTTTTGAGTTGGGCGTCCTGCTGGTCTTTCTGTGCTTTGCGCTGAACGTCCTGGGCTTTGATCTGAAGCTCTTGCGCTTGCATTTGCAGGATCGGGTCTTGTGCTTGTTGCTGCGCCTGTTGTTGCTGCGCCTTGGCTTGGTTTTGCATCAGAAGCTGTTGTGCAGCCTGTGCCACCATCCTTGAGAGCGCGGCTTCAAACTCTTCGGGGAGTGGCTCCTCGGAGTCTGGCGGCGGAAGGGCGGCGCCCACCTGTTGTTCGATCATGTTTCTGTACATGAACGCCCAATGCTCGGCGATGTGCGCTTGGAGTGCGGCCATCATTTGTTGGGCCAACGGGTTCTGGCCAATCATTTGGGCCGTCATGGGATCTTGCATAAACGCCTGGTGCGTGGCGATATGCGCTTGTTGGTCTTGGTACGCAAACGCCTTGAGCGGCTTCATGCGAACCACATCCATGTTTTCAGTGATGGGATCCTTGGGGCGATTGTCCTCTTCCAACTTCACCAACTTCTGGGCGTTCTTGATCCCCAGGACTTCCAACATTTGCCGATGGAGCTGTGCCAAGTCGTAGAGTTGCGGGGCCGATTGCGCGAGCTGCATCACCGCTTGGTACTGCACCACCTTTTGGCTCATGGTGGCCGCGTTAGGATCAGACACCGGGATCACGTCTACGCGGTCGTAGTCGGATTTCTTCGCTCGGCGATTCCCCTCCTCCGGCTCGTAACTGTAATCCTCCGGGGTGTAATCCCGGATGATCCCTTTGAGCAGCCGGAACTCTTGCCGCATGGAATAATGAATGCGAGCTTGCACCGCACTCATGATCTTGAGCGTGCGCTCCAGAATGGCCAGCGTGGTCCCTACTGGGGATTGGGCTGACATATCACTGATCTTCAGGTCTGCCGCAGACGCAAACCGTCGGCCCTCATCAATGATCTTGTCCATCAAACCTGCCAACACCTGGCTTGGCTCTTTGTAGGGCAAGGCCATGATGTTGTCTTTAATGGTCCCGCTGGCGACGTCTACGTCCCTAAACTCCGCCGGAGCGATAGGCGTGTCATCTCCTTTGACCCTCAACCCTTTGGTCTTAAATCCGCCAGGCAGGTTAGAAAGTGTGCCGGCATCCACCAGCTGCCGAATAAGGGAGGTGCCCGCCTTGGAATACGCGCCGATGAGATGGATCAAGCCAAAACAATAGAATCCAAAACCGGGGACGTAGCCGTAATGAACAAAGTGCTGGCGCTTGAGCTTTAGGTCGTCGTCCGGGTTCCAGTTCCGCTTGATGGCCAGGACTTTGGTGCTGTGCTTCTCAATGGTAATGACATATGGAAGGCCAATGCCCGTTGGGTTGCCTTCTTCATCCTTGTCTTCATATCCTTTGAGGTCAATGGTGACGTGCATCTCAAGAATCTTGAATCGGTCATCACTGCTGGCTCGAAACCCCATCCTCTCGGCAATCTTTTTCTCAACGTCGTCAAACGTATCGGTTGGATCACCCAGATCAATGTCCCGATAGAAGCCGCTTACTTGCAGCTTCCTCATCTCGTTCTCTGTTTTGCGCATCACATGGGTCACGCGCTCCGCAGTCTCAAGGCTTGAAGCACCATAGGGCACTACGATGTCCTCGGCAGGAACAAATACCGCCGTTTGCCGTCCGATGCTCGGGTCGTAATAGACCTTTTTGAATGCGTTGCCCGCCAGACCCAAGCCCCACAACAGCCGTTCATGCTCCGGCCTGTACTCCGGCATCCGCTCGGTCAGTTGATAGTTCATGTCGTCTTTGACGCGCGTGGCTGCGTCTCGCGTTTCACTATCTTCCTTGCCGATGACTTGTGTTTTAACCGGACCTTGGGCAGGAAACGTCTCCATAATGGTTTCAGACTGGAACTTGACCAGTGCTTCCGCCAAAAGGGGGTGATACACACCGCACGCACCTGGCCATGGCTCCGTTCGATCTTCGAGCTTCATGCCAAGCAGCTGGATGCCGTCTACATACGTTTGTATCCAGTCTTTCCTGCTGTCTACGTCGGACTGGTAGTCGGATAGCAGTTCGGTGGCCAACTCTGTCAGTTCATCATCTGGCATGTACTCGGCCAAGTTAGCGTCAAAGTCCTCCGCTGTTTCCGGCTCGGGTTCCAGAATGATTTCCATGTCGCCCGCCTTGATGGCAACCGACTCGGGGTCTTCAATCTCAATCTCAATCGGTTCCACGTCCTCAATGGGAGTGTCCTGATAGAGTGCTTTATCGATTGCCATGTTTTATCCTTAGTAATAAACCGGCTTGCGTCGAAATGACTTTACGTCTTCGTCTTCGTCCAGGTCGGTTTTGATGTATCCGCCTTTGCGAAAACGCATCAGTGCCAGCGAAACGGTATCTACATAGTCATCGTGTTCGCCAGATGGGAATGATGCTACCTCATCCATCACTTCTTCTGCCCAATTTGTGTTGGGCGCCCACACCCTCCCGGAGGCAAACAGGTCCGACACCGCATTTAGCCGAGTGATCTTATCGTTACCCCT